GCTCATCTCCTCTACAAAGTAAACTTGCCCTCGGATTCAGACCTAGTTGAACGCTGTCTCAAGGCCCTAAGCTTCCTATTCGACGATGATAAAGTTATCGTAGACCAGAAAGTCTTTAATCCTTCAAGGATCTGGAAATTGTACGGAACGGCTACCCGGAAAGGTGACTCAACCCCGGAACGCCCCCACAGAAAAGCCCGACTCCTTAAAGCGCCAGATCATCTTGAATCCGTTACCAAAAAAGCCCTTAAGAAACTCGCTAAGAGAATTCCACCAGATCCTTCGCGCTCGAAACTCGGCTCAGCAGGAACAGAAAGGGCAAAACTAGCTACATGGATTCATCAGAACTTCAAGGATGGGATTACTGGTCCTATCTCCTGGCCAGGGAAAGGTGTCCGCTGGCTATTCGACGAATGCCCCTGGGACCCAGACCATCGGGACCGGAGCGCCTTCATCGTTCACTTCGACCGAGGAGGGATCGCAGCAGGATGCCATCACGAAGACTGTGAGGGAAATAGTAGTAAAAACAGCAAAGGGAACTCGGGGTGGACTCGGCTTCAGGGAAAGTTTACCAAACTAAAACCTCCTAAGCCCCCGTCGAATACTCCGCTTGGACCCATCACTGCACCAACTCCTAACAATCCTGGCTATACAGACACCGGAAACGCTTTACGGTTGGTCAACGCCCACAAAGAAGTCATCCGTTTTGTTCCAGCTTGGGATAAGTGGCTCGTCTTCACAGGCAGACGGTGGGCCTCTGATGAAGCGCAGCAGATCATGCAGTATGCGAAGAATTCTATCGATGCGATGTACGTAGAAGCCTCGGGACTCGCGCAAACTGACCCAGCAGATGCTAACAAGCTCTTCAAATGGGCTGTAAAATCCGGATCAGCCTCGTCACGCAGAAATATGATTAGCCTAGCAGAGTCAGAACCGGGCATCCCAATCAAAACCTCGAAGCTAGACTCAGATCCTTGGAAGCTTAACCTCCTAAACGGCACGCTTGACCTAAAAACAGGGGAACTTTATGCGCATAAACGGGAAGATATGCATACTAAGCTCGCGAAAGTGGAGTATGACGACAAAGCAAAGTGCCCAATCTGGGATGAGTTCATGCTTACCATCATGGGAGGGAAGGAACATCTAGTTGATTACCTTCATGCCTATATGGGATACTCAATGACCGGGGTGATTACCGAACAGACGCTTGCTTTCCTTCATGGGACAGGCAGCAACGGTAAGTCCACCTTCCTGACAACTCTGCAACGACTAATGGGGGACTATGCAAGGCAGGCTGCACCTGAACTATTGCTTTCCAAGTCAATGGGGAGCGACCACCCAACCTCAATTGCAGACCTCCAGGGGGCAAGGTTTGTAACGACATCGGAGATTGACCGAGGGAGACACTTTGCGGAAGCACTTATCAAGCAACTCACCGGAGGCGAAACGGTTAAAGCCCGTTTCATGCGGCAGGACTTCTTCGAATTCGAACCGACCCACAAACTCTGGATCGCGGCAAACCATCGACCAATTATCAAGGGAAATGACTGGGCGATATGGCGAAGAATCCGTCTCATCCCCTTCGAGGTTGTTATCCCCGATGAGAAACAGGATAAGAATCTCCCTTACAAACTCATCGAAGAACTCCCCGGTATTCTGAACCGAGTTCTGGCCGGCTGCTTACGCTGGCAGGCAGGGGGCCTTTCAACCCCTGATGAGGTCATGGTTGCTACCGAGGAATACAAGGATGAGATGGATCTCCTTAAAGAATTCCTTGATGACTGGTGTGTCAAGCGGCCAAGTGTCCGAGTCGAAGTCTCGGTTTTGTATGAACGCTACCTAGACTGGTGTGACTTGACTGGAGATAGAAAGCCAATTAACAAGAAGTACTTAGGTCGTCTGCTCAAGGAGAGAGGCTTCAAGCAGTGCAAGAAAAGTGGTCATCGAGCATGGGAGGGATTGGCTCTTAAGCCGAGAAACCCAGCGGCCAATCAAAGGTCCGAGAAGTCGGCTAGGTGGAACTAATGGGTAAGCCGACAGGATTGCGTGGGGAGAGGCTTTGGCGGTTTGCGACTGGGGCCTGTAATTACCCTTCAACAGCTTGCGTTCACCATGTCATTCATATGGGACTTCATTTCCAGAGTGACCTGGCCTTTGCGGAGTTTTCACCTAAAGCGGTCAAGCAACTTCTTTTCACGATGGGGCAAATTCGAGGCAATCTTAGGACGGGTGGTTATATCACTTTGAAAGGAGAAAAGAATGTGGAGATTGCTTCTTGGATTGAAGGTACTCCTGTTTTCAAGAAGTGGATCATGTCTCCACAAGCTTTCGTCGCCCCAGAAGCTTGGCCCGGTGACACAGAAAAGATGTTTCAGTTCTATGGGGAGGTTCCTTCGCCTTACGAGGTCGCAGGACTAAGGGCATCTGTGCATACCGTCCGAGGAAAGTGGCATACCCATGCTGTCTCAGTTTTGATGGCGTATGCTTGTGGGATGTCTATCGAGATCATGGAAGAGGGGATGCAGATTGACCGGAAGTACATCCTAGCGGACATGATAACCGGGGTTGAGTCACTGTGTTCGATTCCGCAGTTCAGGCTATGGTGTCATAACCTAGATCTTTCGCTGGTTACCCTTCCTCCACTCGTAGGCTATACCCTAAATGAACGCCTTGAAATCTTTGATGCGTTACAGACCCATCCGTTTAACGTGAAAACTCCTGCTTGCCGGGCTCTCCTAGACGCACCCTTTTTTAAGTCTTATGCTAAACTGAAACTGCTTCCGTCTCGACCGAAGTTACGTCCTCCCATGGGGACACCAATCGTCGGGCCCCCTCGACTTAGGAAAAAAGATGTCCAAACGGCGAAAGATACCCACGAGAAGGTCGCCTCCAGCAAGTGATGGTGCTGATTACTCTGCTTGGTTGGCTCAAGTCCCTCTCGATAAGCGCGAAGTAATCTCTAAGTTCTTACGGACAAATCCCGTTAAGGACTATGAAGATGTTCTAAACTTTAGTCAATTTCTGCTCGCAGAATTGGTAGAGGGAAACATTACTCCTGTCATCGCGAGAGAAGCGCGGAACTATCTAGAGCTAATCTTTACGATCATCGCTACCAAGAATTCTGCGATGGGGACCCCAGGAAATGCTTACATGGATATCATCGGGGCTCTAATCTCTGTTAAGCAAGAGGCTCCGAGGCTTACGGCAAGCTATACAACAGATGCAGAAATTATTGATGTTGAATCGGAAAGGGTTGAGAAGGTTGGATGAGTAAGTCAGACGCACAAAAAGCGACTGAAGCTCTTAAGTCCTTAGCAGATCCCTCAATTAGTTTGAGGGCGTATGCGCATATTCATGACCAGGCATCGGGTCAAGCTGTCCCTTACGATCCCTTTAAGATCACCGGGCGACTTCAGGCTACCCTCCTTACCTATTTTTCAGATCCACCGAAGACAGAATATGGCCAGAACAAATGGCTCACTCTTTTGGGGTATCGTCAGGGTGGCAAATCTTTAACCGCCGAGCTATGTGGGTATGTGAAAGCAGCCTATACACCGGGCTGGGACCATGTGTGTATTGCAGATAATAAAAAGCGCGCAGAATACCTGCATTCGAGGGTTCACTTTTGCCATGGACTTTGGCCTGAAACTATTCGCTCTCCTACAATCCCTAATCGTGAGGCACGTCAGCTTACGTTTGATTCCAAAGCGGGTGGAAAGATGCGCGTCCTCTCAGGAGAAAGCGGGGCCGTTGGTATTGGTCAATCCCCTGATTCATTCCATGCTTCAGAGGTGCCTTACTTTGCGGACGCAGCAGGACAATTTACCTTAATCTATCCGTCGATGATTAACCGGGACCACTCCCTAATGGTTCTCGAATCGACTCCTGCACCAATGGATGCGCCCTCTGCGGAGTGGTGGCACGACCAATGCCGGGATGCAAAGCTGGGGACAGCCCGACACATCTACGCTTTTTTCCCCTTCTGGGATGGGGTTCTTAATCAGCGTCCTTGGCCTAAGGGTGCAGCCCTGGATGTAGAAGAGCTTCGGTTTCTAGAGCGTTTTGGTCCACTAGGGCTGAAGAAAGAGCATCTAGCTTTCCGAAGATTAATGCTGGAGATTGACCCCGAGATTCGTCGTAACCCAGATCTCTTCCAGGTCTACTATCCGTTTGATGATCTCTCTTGCTGGCTAGCTTCTAGTGTTTCTGTTATCCATCCGAGTTTGCTTAAACGCCATCGGGAGGCTAAATTAACCAATTGGGTGCCTCCGTATATGGAGTACGAGCAGCCACAGGAGGGGGCTATCTATGTCATCGGAGTGGACCCTGCTGGTTATGCTGCTCGCGATCATGCTGCATTCCAAGTTCTCAAGGTATACGATGGGGAGTGGACTCAGGTCGCTTGCTATGCAGATCACACGACTCCTATCCCGTTTACGCGGAAAATAATGGAAGCTCACCATAAGTACAACAATGCGATTGTAGCCGTTGAATCCAATGGGGTAGGCGCAGCTGTTATCGCTCTACTTGAAGAGATGGATTGTAAAAAGCTTTATTATGAAAAAGCTTACCGTCCCGGTATTACAGCAACAGCTAAGTCTGTAGACCAGATGCTCTCCTATCTTCAGGATGCACTTCGAGATGATTTATTTTTTAATGACCAAGATACTGTTTCGCAACTGACTAGCTACAAGCACGATAAACGAGTGGAACGAGCAGCCTCTGCGGAGATATTATTGGGGGATGGTCCAGGGAAAAGGAGGCGCGAGAGGCATCACTGGGATAAAATCTCTGCGTTACAAATGGCTATCGTGGCTGCACGTCGTTGCCCACGTCGTCTAAAGGGCACACCCGTCCCGGATGGATTGGAGAATGTTGTACTTTTTAAGGATATGTCATACGATCGTATTCAAGCGTACCGGAAAGATGAGGCAAAACGCGAATCAAAATCCCGACGCAAATTTACTTACCGAAGCATTCGGAACAGAAAACAAAAGTAAGGAGTTCTCATGGCGCAAGGAATTGACGATAAACTCGATGAATCTCTGGGAATGAAAGACGGCCCAGAGGCTACCAAAGATCAAAGCATGGCAGATCGAAGGGATGAATCTCTTGGGGCGTCAGGCCCAGATATTGGTTCAATCATCGCTGGGATCGAAGACGGATTGGCCAGCTTAAAGGCTCATCCGGCTGTTGCAGCCAGTACAGGTGGTGGTGAACTTATCGAGGATATAGGTATTGCGGAAGAGCTTCCTGGCGGGGATATACTAGCGGAAGGCGCAGCTATCGAAGAGCCTATACCCGGTGGTGAGGTGGACATCGGTGCTCTACTCGAAGCAGAAGCGGGCCCCCCAGGTCCCCCACCCGAAGAAGAGGCTTTCGATTTGAACGCGCTTACTGCACAAGCAGCTAAAAACGCACTCGCTTAGGGAGTAGTCATGGCAGAATCACAGGAGCTTACCCTGAAAGGAAAGCGGGAGTCCGCTGCAAAGAAAGCCTTAGAAGGGGGTAAGGGGGAGACGGACCCCAACTCGGACCTATTGATACCGGGCACTTCGGTCACTAACGAAGAGGCTATGCGGGACCCTGATAATATGCCGGGTAAAGTTGAAGTGCTTGCAGATGAAGTAGAGGTAGCCTCTTCTCTTATCGGAGGGGAGACTCCTCTCGAAGCCCATAAAACAGCCTTAGATACTAGGGACGAAGCTGACCGATTCGATACCGAAAAAGAAGCAGACAGGTACTGGGCCGGTTCAGAAGAGGTAAACCGTGCTTTTGGAAGACTCGACGACATCAGCGGTGCATCCTCACATCGTAGCCCAAGAGATATTGGCCTTGAGATGATCAGAATGGAAGAGGAGGGGTTTCTTACTCTCTCCCCGAAGTTCAAGACTCAGGTGTTAAAAGCGATTGAAGCTTGGGACGAAGCCGTGAGAGCAGACCGTAACATCGTCCGCCCCCCCGCCTCGGTTCAAGCAGATCGGGATGCTTACGAGGCAAGCAGGAAAGCCTCTGATATCGAAAGTCTGTTGGGGAAGGAGTAGTCATGGCAAGTAACAATCGTGGACCGGGTTGGCGAGAGACGCTAGGTCGTACGGAGCCTTTTTCAATGAAGGCGCTTCGAGAGAAGGCGGCTAAGAACGCGATAGACAAAGATAAGGAAGATTGGATCGGTAAGGCCACCGATAAGATGAAGAAGAAGGGAACCGTTGGCGCTTTCTCTAAAGCTGCAAAAGAGCGTGGAGAGACAACAAAAGAGTACGCAGATCAAGCGTTAGCTCCTGGCTCAACCGCCTCACCGTTGACAAAACAGAGGGCCAACTTTGCGAGGAATGTGTCTAAAGCGGGGAAATAATGGCAGAGTCACAGGAGCTTGTTCTCAAAAGAATGCGGGAACAGGCCGCAAGAAACGCTCTTGAGGCTGATAAGCTTATCAAAGGTCCGCTTGCAGAAGCAGAAGAATGGGCCTTAGCTAATCCAGACCCGGCACTAGAGAAGCAAGAGAGATTAGCCGAAGCCCCCTCAATTCAGTCTGGGGATGTAGGTCAACGTATGCTTACCCCAGAAACCCGACATGAAGCTAATAAAGACTTCGTGAAAGCTGCCGCTACAGAGGTTGCCGCTAACGCGGCACTAGGCGGAGCAGGGAAAGCCGTACAAGCTGCGTTACCTTTTATCCCCTTGAAACCCTCTTTTGTTAAGGAACTAATAACCTATATCCAAGGCAAAAGGAACGCGGTTAACAAGTGGGAGGAGCCCTACGACTCCTATCTAGACCGCCAAGTTGAGGAGTATTTCGGTTCACAGCTAGCGGAGTCACACAAGGACTTGCGTAGGGTCCCTCACCCAGACCCCGTATTACATGCGATTACCCGAGAATACTTTGATGCCTTGCAGAAGCTTAGAGATGTGGTGAAAGGTGTTATCCCAGGGGATAAATTTGGTGCCGCACGAAGGCTCGCTGAAAAAAACGTGGACGCTTTACGTAAAAGATTAGAAAAGAGAGGGCGTGCCCTGGGTCTGGGGGACTTGCCCCGCGACTACAATAGGTATGGCGGCGGCCCTGTTGCCAATTTGGAAAATTTGGACTCTCTTGTTGCTCCCTATTCTTCACAAGCGATTGAGCCCACACAAAGGGATTTTTGGACGGCTGCTAGAGTAAATCATCCGAGTCCGTCTTTGTCCCCCAAAGATAAGGCAAAGCTTAGTGACCAACTAGAGAGGACGCCTGGTTGGAATAAAACCTCAGAAGGGTTTTGGGAGTACGATGACTCCCCTTGGGAGTGGCATGAGGGCCGATACCGAGATCGAACTGCTCACCGAATCCCCTCGAATTCTAC